TCTTGGCTCGGTAACGGTTCCGAATGTCGATCAGCGCGTCGATGGAATAACGCCGATCCGTCTGATCTGACTCTAGCTCCTCGACCGCCGCCACCCCAATCCGCTCGATCAGCCCTACGCGGTAGTCGACAGCCCGTCCGGAGCCCCATCTGTTGCACTGTTTTCGTTGTCCTGCGGCATTGCGCTCGTCGAATCGGAGATGAGGAGCGCTCCCGACAGAACGGTAATGTCCGCAGTCAAAAGCCCCGCCGACATCGCCATCACCAAGCGGGAGGCCGCAGCAAATGCACGGCATAAACCTGTCCCGCTCGCGAATGTAGGCGTTAAACGCAGCCTGCGCATCTCTCAACCAATCACTTCGCGTTTTGAGCTTTTCGCGTCGCGCCTTATCGACCTTTCTCTCCTCTGCCTTGCGAGCATTGGCGGATCTCTCCGCAACCCTTTCGGCATAGGCAACCAAGCACGCGAACAAGCCGCACGTCGGCTGTATCGACCGGACGGGAGTGAACGCCTGATGGCATATCCTGCACTTGCGCATCAGCAGGCTCCATCAGAAAGCGTGCGTCTTGCCTTTTTCATCCGATCTCTGGCAACCCTGATCAGGCTTTGATCATCCATCACGGCACGTAGCCTGTCCGGCGCCAGATCGAGCGCGTCACAGCACCACAGATATCCGAACGGGCGCTCTTCGTCGCTCATGATCCACCGGGCTGGTTCGCTGCCCATCGCAGCCTCAGCGCCGAATCTCCTGACGTTAGCGCCCAGCATCCGAGCGCCTGAAAATATTTTCGCTTTTCTTGTTGACTTATGTAGCATCATACTATATAGTGTAATCACAGTAAGCCAACAACCAAGGAGATAAAAATGACCACCACCGAACTGATTGCACAAGCCCACGAAATTGCCAAAAAGCCGATGGGCTATCGCTACAACCCGGAAACCCTCGAATCCATCATCACCGCCGGCGTGATCCCCGAAGGCGTAACGCTGGCTACGGCAGGCGAACAGCGCCTTGTCCGCAACGGTAACGACATCGTCTGCATCAAAAACGGCAAGGAGACCCGCCGCACTCCGCTGACGCCGGCCACCGAGAAACAGATGCTGGTCGCCTACGCAGTCACGGCCAGCAAACTCTGCACTATGATGGGGAGCATGTAAATGGCCGCCAAGACATCCGCTGCAACTGAGCGGGCCTTGGCCCGCGTCAAGGCCGGAGAAACCCCCTACGCCGCCGCCAAGGCCGAAGGCATCGCTCTCAGCACCATCTACCGCGCCGTTCGCAAGCCCGAAGAAACCGACTACGCCTACGACGTTGGCGCTGCCCTCGGTGCGATCTGCGACCGCTACGGCGACAAAGTGACCGCCACGGCGATGAATAACATTTCGGCAAACCCGAGCATCATCCGCATGCAGCTTCGACACCTCGACCTGTCCGGGTTCGACATCCCGGAAAAGCCCGAAGGCTGGCGCGTCGGTGCTCCGTCTTCTAGTTTCTGGATTGGGTACTATCACGGTCGCTCCAAAGGGCGCTAACACGTCAGTCCACAGGACGCGGCGATAATTCCGCCGCGCCTGTGACTTCGGCGTTCGACAGGTGATCGACAATGGCCTGCAACATGACCTGGGCAATCAGGTTCTGGCAGCTCCTGGTCTGCTGGTAATCATCCAATGCGTCACGCATCGAACTCGATACCCAATTCAACGGCAGCATATGCCCGGCACTTCTCGATGTACTCAGAAAACTCGCCGACGTTCAGCTCCGTAGTGGATTTCCTGCGCTGGATGATTTCGCCGCTCGGCAAAACCATTTCCTCCCTGGGCAGGAATGTCTGGGCCAGGTATTCATGCCAGACTTCACGTCGATATTGCCGGCCGTTTATCCAGCCGCTTTCCGCGATCTGCCCGATGATCACCTTCCAGTAAAACCTGTTCTGCTCGCTCGTCCGCTTGCGATCCTCCTCGGAAATGATGATTTGCAGAAACTTGCCGCGCTCCCAAACCGAACGCGCATTCGATTTCAAGAATGCGGCCACCGATGGCCAGCCGGAACCATCGCGGAGGATGAATTCGCGATACATCGCAGCCGTCATGTCACCACCCCACCGATGACTTGATTTCCGTTTTCATCGATCCATTCCCTCGCTTCGTCGAAGTCGTTCTTCGCAGCAAGACAGCCGCTTGTTCCCTGCTTCGATACGAGGTACAGGGAGCAGCCATCAACGAACTCCCTTGCTATCGTCCACGGCCCGCTGCGCATTTCGTAAGGCCCGGCTCTTGTCCATTCTTTCGTCGACATAAGTCGGTTCCTCATCCATCCCGCAAAGACGTTCGACTATCGGAAATTCGGCCCGGTGGTAATCGGCGCACCTATCGCGCGACGAGCAAAAGCCACCCATGCACGAAATCACGCGGCCCCCTTCTGCCCGAACAGCATCTTCCGCATGACCTGTAGCCGACGCAGCGCCCTGGTGCGGTTGTCTTCTGTTATTTCCCCATCTACAGCAACCAGTCGAAGCATGGCGCCACGATCGCCAGACACCGCGCCAACCACAACACCGTCCTTTGGCGCCGGCATCAATCCGGTGGCGAAACTCGAAGGCAGCAATCCATAAGCCACGGCATCAGTGAGCACTTCACGCCGACGTTCCGCATCCCACCCAAGAGATGCGGACCATGAAACCGGAACCCGATCAGCCCGTGCATCGTTGACGAATCGTTGGTATGCATCACGAAACGCCATACGGGCCCCAACCTTATCGCCAAGCTCCAACAGCGGGCGCGCAACCGACATGGCCCTACGAGTCTCGTCAGTCCAGACAACTGTCTCGTTCTCGTCATCGGCCCGAACAGCTGTCGCCCAGGCTTCGTCAGAGGCAGGGCGGCCATCGTGTTCATTGATTCGCTCGATGATCGCAGCCAGGGTAAGGCGCCCGGTGAGTTCCTTGCGACACCTGTCGAGAGCGGCAAGAGCAACGTCCTCCGGATAACGCCCTAGTTCTGCCTCCAGCGCCAGGACAGCATGCTTCGACAGTTCGGTTCCCGTCAGTTCGGCGGTGACGGCGATCCCCATCAATATTTTTTCGCTCATCACGCAACCCTCCTGTCGTTCATGATTTCCCCTATCACGCCGGCTATGGCGCCCGTTTTGTCAGATTGCCTGGCCCTGGTGTTCGTCATCGCAACACCAGTCGCCCACTCGGTTCTGACCTTCTCGGCGTCGGCCAGGAGAACGCCGAATGCGTGGCACTTCTGCACGTAAAACACCCCTGGATGAGCCGGGAACCACCCGGCGACAGCAGGAGATTCCCTTGCTCCAATGCGCTTCACGAACTGCTTGACCTGGGAATTTACGGTGGCATTACGGACGGGTTTTGTTCCGTAGCGTGATTCGTAGGCAGTCGAGTAGGCACCCCATGTCGCCTTGCAGGCTTCCTGGATCACGTCGTCCGGAACAACCGCTTCCGGACCGGCTGCGACAGCAGCCGAAATGGTGACCGGCAACGGCGCCGGTTCCGGAACGGTTTTATGTTCCTGTTCCTGTTCCTGTTCACTGATCCTGTTCACTGCTCTTGGCTTCGGAGGGGCTTCGAAGGGGCTTGCAAGGGGCTTCGAAGGGGCTTCAGTTTCTCGCTTGTTTTTTAGATTGAACGCATGTTCGTATTTTTCGAAGAACGCAGACAGGAAGCGGTTCTCCGGGATTCCGTTGTATTGGCTCTGCACACCAGAACACCGCTTGTCGTCCGCTTTCAGTGACTCTCCGATCTGGAATTTGGCCATTTCATGCACCCATACCACTTCGGCCTCGTCGTCATACTCACAGAACCCGGCTTCGATGAGGCTTCGAAGCCCCTTCGAAGCCCCTTCCAAGGGGCATCCGATGTCTGCGGCGATGTAGGCAACCGGCAAGTGGTACAGGCCAAGCATGTTGGCGTGAGGACTGGATAGCAGGTAGAGCGCAACAACCTGCGCATCAATACCAGCCTTCTTGATGGCCTTGCCGGTTTGCCCGATCCAGAACTGTGGCGTAATGATTGCGTAATCTCTCATCCTGTACTCACCTAGTAATCACAATCACGGCTAAAAAAACAACCGGGCGCCGCGAGTGCTGCAGCCCGGAGAAGGTGCAACAAGGGAGCACTACGATGAAACAACCAGCCACTGCCATGGAGCGGAAGCGTCATATCAGTAGGCGGCCTTGCGTTCGCCTTGATCTCCGCCGTGCAGCTCAGTGTGCAAGCGACGCAGCGCGGTATAGAGTCTTGAGCCGCAGTCTTTCGACCGCCCAGTTCTCAATCTCCAGATTGTTGGCTGGCTGCTTTTGACACGAGCAGCAATGTCGGAATCAGTGAGCCCGAATTGCTTGCCAATAGCCGATACGATTTCACGCGCGGTATCCATGGCGCGAATATACGCGAATGAATATATCTGTCAATACGCAAACGAATGTGTATTTGCGCTGAGGCTATTCATAGATGCATAGTGAGATGATGACTATCGCAGACGAACTCGATCGGGCAATGCAGGCCTACCGGGGCACAGGTATTTCCCTACGTTCCCACAAATTATTCATTCACGTATTGACATGTCAATTCGTTCGCGTATATTGTCACTTGTACGTTGCAGCAAAGCCAAGCGGCACTGTGGCAATGCAAGACGGCTCCATGGCACCGCCGACAGCATGAGCAAAGCCAATCACCGAATGGTTTGAAACAGGTAAGCGAACGAATTCATTGACACAGGAGATGTCTAAATGGAAGAGACGGGGCGTTACTGCATGGTTCGAACTTACTCGGCTGGAGTGTTTGCCGGAACCATCGAATCGCGCAATGGCAAGGAAGTTGTGTTGTCGAACGCCAGGCGCATCTGGTATTGGGACGGCGCGGCATCACTGTCGCAGCTTGCCACCAGCGGCACCAGCAAGCCCAATAACTGCAAATTCCCGGAACCTGTTGCAGAGGTTCTGCTTACCGAGGCAATCGAAATTATCCCGATTACCGAGATAGCCAAGGCATCCATCGAGAGTGTGCCGGTATGGAAGAAGTAACCTGCGACGGCTCCGGCGACGGCTCCGGCTACGGCTCCGGCTACGGCTCCGGCTACGGCTCCGGCGACGGCGACGGCTACGGCTCCGGCGACGGCTCCGCCGACGGCTACGGCTCCGGCTCCGGCGACGGCGACGGCTACGGCTCCGGCTACGGCTCCGGCTACGGCTACGGTTAATTGACAGGCAAAGCGATCTTGCTTGGGCAGTGACGAGGGGCCGAAAGGAGTCCTGGCCGTAATCGTAAGGAGCCCAATGTCTTGAGTCGCGGCGCGAATGGCGCCCTGGATTAGTCCACAAGGACTTGGCAGGCTGGAAGAAGCCGCTACCTGGAGGCACCCAGGACTGGACAAGGAGATTGAAATGGGCCTCTCATCGGGAATCAGTAAACCACTCTCGCTAGACCCTGGTATCGGATCAATCGACGCTGCCGTTATTCGCGGCTTGGAAAAGGAAGAGCGCGAGGAAATCGAGGCAGAGGCCAAGGCAGAGTTCGAAGCGCTCAATGGCGAAACGCTCGCCTACCTCATGTCGGACTGGTTCTCGGATACCGACTGGAACCTTCTTGCCGGCTTCCTGAAGAAAAGCGACAAGGATGCCGGCCGCTGGCTAAGGCTGTCTGTTCGCGCTGCCTTGACGTTAAAGGCCGAAAGGGCTCGGCAATGATCCTGACGCTCATCCTCATCGCCGGAACCTGTCTCGTGCTGGTGTTCAACGCTGGCGCATCCATCGTGAGCGACGACGAATGATCACCTTATATCGCGTCTGCCTGTGGTTCGCGCGCTTCGATCTGACGATGGCCGAGACGGTACAGAACTACGACTGGATGACGGTCGCTAGAGCAGATGTCATCAAGTTTGAACGGCTGGTTGAAGAGGCTGAATTGCGCAGGAGGTTCGGGTGCTAGTAGACAAGATCGTCGTCGTCATGACGATGGGCGCAGCAGCGTTCGCTGCCGGAATGGAAGTGGGCACCGAACAACAGAAAGCGGCAGTCGCTACCAACTGCGCGCCACAGAAAGAGGAAAAGCTGTCTGTGGTGGTGCAGTACCCGGATCGCGTCGAGTGCGTTTATGCCTCGTTTCCTGCGCGACAAATGAGGGTGAGGCGCGCATCGTGAGCGAATGGGCACAGCAGGTTAATTCACTGAGCCGTCATGTTGACCACATCGCATCGATTCCTCAGGAAGAACCGTTCTACTCGAAGAGATTGCAGCAACAAAGGGAGTCGGCCGCAAAAGGCGACTCGAAAATCATGAGGATTCTGAAAAAGCATTCCGAGCCGATTTCTGAAAAGGCCATCAGGGTCGCAACCGGCATGAGCTATGCCCGCGTATATGACGGACTTAGAAGGCTCGAACTGGAAGGCAAGACAAGCAGGATGAAAACACCGAATGCCAATTATTGGAGCGCCAAACAATGAACGCAACAATCACACAACAAGAAGTTGCGCCGTACCTGGCGCAAGACGCCAAAGCAATGCCATTGGCCGGCAAGCCTCAATTCAGCCTGGCGCCGCGTGATCTAGCTCAGGCCATAGAGTTTGCCGGAATCCTATCGAAATCAAACATGGTGCCGAAGGAGTTTGTCGGAAACCCTGGCAACATCCTCGTCGCAATTCAATGGGGCATGGAACTCGGCCTGCAACCAATGCAGGCGATGCAGAACATCGCCGTCATCAACGGCCGCCCGTCACTTTGGGGTGATGCGGTCATCGGCATCGTCAAGGCATCGCCGGCCTGCGAGTACGTTGTTGAGGAAGTCACCGACACGACAGCTACCTGCCGCGTCAAGCGTCGTGGCGAGCCGGAGCAGTCCCGCACCTTCACGATGGAAGATGCCACCAAGGCCGGGTTGAAAGGCAAGCAAGGCCCGTGGACGCAGTACCCGAAGCGCATGATGCAGATGCGCGCCCGCTCCTGGGCATTGCGCGACGTGTTCCCCGACGTATTGCGCGGCATGCCGGTCGCCGAGGAAGTCATGGACTACTCGCCGGTTGAACGTGAAATCAATCCAGCACCGGCCGCGCCGCGCGTCACCGAGCCGCAGCCATATCCGGCAGCCGACTTCGAGAAGAACCTTCCTGCCTGGCGCGCGGCCATCGCAAAAGGTAAAGACCCGGAGCAGATCATCGCCATGGTCTCCAGCAAGGGCGTGCTGAGTGATGAACAGAAGCAGGCCATTCGCGAGCCAGCCGCAGCGCCAGACCTGTTCGAGCAGATCACGGCCAAGCTGGAGAAAGCTGACAGCATGGACGTTTTGGACGTGGCTGGCGATCTGATCGGCGAGGTAGCCGACGAATCCAAGCGTGCAGAGTTGTCCGCGCTGTACGCGAAGCGCGCCGACGAAATGATGAATGGGTGATCTCAAGTCATGAATTGGGCAGACTTCTTTGAATATGAAATTTCCACCGGGCGTTTGATGTGGAAAGTTAAGCGACACAAAGTTCGCATTGGAGAGGAGGCCGGGTCAATTAAGCACGATGGTCGATATAGGACTGTGGTGTTAATGCAGAAGAGGTATTACGTCCATAGGATTATTTGGGAACTCGCTAATGGACGCATTCCGCATGGAATGTGCATTGACCACATCGACGGAAATGGACTGAACAACAAGCTAGAAAACCTGCGCGTCACATCATTGTCGGGGAATCAGAGAAATAGAAGGCTTACAAGGAACTGCAAGACAGGGATCAGTGGTGTCTTTCATCATAAAGGCGGGTTCATGGTTTATTGCGCCGCCCAATACATCACTTACAGCAAAGACTTCTTTGAAGCGTGTTGTTCGAGAAAATCTGCTGAGCTAAAGCATGGATACCTCAGTAGCCACGGAAGGAGGTCAACATGAAACAGACACATTCACTTGTTCAGGGAACACCAGAATGGGCATCCCATCGGGCAAAGTATTTCAACGCCAGCGATGCCGCTGCCGCAGCCGGCCTTTCTAAGTACAAATCTCGTGGTGAATTACTCCGCGAGAAAGCTACAGGAATCACGCCTGAACACGATTCAGCAACGCTTGCCAGATTCGCGCGTGGCCATGAATTTGAGGCAATCGCCAGGCCGTGGGCAGAGGAAATCATTGGGGCCGAGCTTTACCCTGTGGTCATGTCTGACGAGATAGATGGCCTGCCGTTGTCGGCGTCATTCGATGGTATCGACCTGCTTGAGCAAGTCACGTTTGAGCACAAGACAGCCAATGCAGCATTGCTCGCATCGCTTGAAACTGGCGTGATTCCCGACGAATACAAGCCACAACTCGAACAAGGGCTTTTGATTTCTGGTGCGTCACGCTGCCTGTTCATGGCGTCGGCCGGCGACAAGGATGCGATGCGCTATGCCTGGTATGAATCTGATCCTGTAGTACGCAATAGATTGCTGGCGGCATGGAAGCAATTTGCCGCCGACCTTGCCGAGTACGTCCCACAGGAAGCCGAGCCGGAAGTCATTGCCGCGCCGGTTGCAGGCTTCGGTGCACTCATAATGCAGGTCGAGGGTCGCGTTGTTGCGTGCAACCTGGACGCATTCCAGGCCGGCGCTCAAGCCTTCCTTGATCGGCTCCCGAAACCTGCGGAACTGACCACAGACCAGAACTTCGCCGATGCCGAATCCGCCGTCAAGGCATGCTCGGAAGCGGAGACGCGCATTCAGGCCGCGCTTGATGCTGCGATGGCCCAGGCCGCGAGCATCGATGAAGTATTCCGCGCGGCACGGCACATTTCCGAACTGATCCGCAGCGCGCGTCTCGCTCTCGATAAGAGCGTCAAGAGCCGTAAGGAATCGATCCGCATGGAGATCATGCAGGATGCCCAGGCGAAGCTGGCCGAGCACGTCAAGGCACTTAATGAGCGCATCGGCTGGTTCAACGGCTGCCCGATCATTTCTCCGGCAGCGGCCGACTTCGCCACGGCCATCAAGGGAAAGAAGACCATATCCAGCCTGCGCGATGGCTGCGATACCGAGTTGGCCCGCGCCAAGATCGCCACCAGCGAGATCGCCGACCGAATCGAGGCGAACCGTAAGGCGATGGGCGACCATGCCGCGCTGTTCCCTGACTTCCCGCACGTATGCACGAAGACGGCCGAAGACTTCGCCAACCTGGTCGCCGTGCGCGTGCAGCAGCAGAAGGAAGCAGAGGCCAAGCGCGAGGCGGAACGCGCCGAGGCTGAACGCAAAGCGCAGGCCGCCGCTTGCGCAGTCAATGAGGTGCCAGCATCGCGGCCGAACCTCGCGGCAGAGTACATGCGCAACAACCCGCCGCCCTCGCCAAACGCATCTTCGCTTGATGCGGACGAGCCGGCCATCTGGCGCCAGGCAAAGTCCGGTGTCGTCGCCATGCTCGACAGCCTGACTATTTCAGAACTGGAAGCGGTTGCCGACTACATCAACCGCAAGGCATGGAGGAAGGCGGCATACGGCTAACCGTGTCTGGCTGGGCAAGAAAGCTTGGCATTCACAGATCTACTTTGCTTGAGTCGCTTGAGAAACACCCGATTGATATTGCGCTGAGAAAGCGCCAAACCAAAGGAGAAAACCGTGTCAAAACCGATTAATGAGAATTTAAGAGATGTCCGCGTTGAGAACGAGAGCGGCGACCTTATCCCGCTGCTCGACCATGCCGGCGAGCAGTTCGCCGACCTGATCAAGGCCATCGTCAGCACCAACAAGGCCGGAACCCTGACGCTCAAGGTCGACATCAAGCCCAGCACGGCCGGCGCCATGGCCGTCAAGGCATCCGTCGCCATCAAGAAGCCGAAGGGCTTGCCGCCCGAGTCGCTGCTGTGGCCTACGCCAGAAGGAAACCTGATGGCTGACGATCCGCGCCAGACCAAGCTCGAACTCAAGCCCGTCGCCGCCGAACCGTCGCGCGAACTCAAAACCGTTGAAGCGTAAGAGGAAGCCATGAACCAGCCCACTAAGACAGAATCGCCAAACCTCAAGAACCCGCGCAGCGATGCCGAGATCCTGCTGCGCTATGGATCTGCTGTTGGCGTGCCGCGTTCCCCGATCACGTCCGATCTGGAAGCATTCATCGAGCCGGAGAACGGAATCCCCTACCTGGTTGCACCGGACGGCTACCAGGTGCATAGCCTTGAACATTTGTTGCCGGCACCGGCTCGCAAGCATGCGACGGTCAGCGTCACCACCACCGACAGCTTCATCGCCTACGCCAAGAAACATGGCAGCCTCGACGAATGCGTGATCTACGCCGACATCGATGCGGAGAAGTCGCATTGCACGCTGGATGCCGTCATCAACGACAACGGCGCCGATGATGCCAAGTGGCGCGATCATCGCTGCACGTTCGAGCCGGCGCTTTCTGTCGAATGGAAACGCTGGACCGGCAAGAACAAGGTCAACATGAACCAGGCCGACTTTGCGACATGGCTTGAGGACAACCTGGGCGACATTGCCAACGTGCCCAACATGCCGACAGGCGCGCAGATGCTCACCATGGCGCTTGCCTTCGAGGCCAACGCCGAAAAGCGCCTCAAGAGCCGCATCAACCTGCAATCGGGCGGCGTTCGCTTCGAGTACGTCGAGGACGAGGACAAGGACACGCGCACCAGCATGGAGGTATTCCAACGCTTCACGCTTGGCCTGCCAGTCTTCGAGGGCAGCAGCGACGCCTATCCGGTCGAGGCGCGCCTGAAGTATCGGGACAGCGGCGGGAAAGTGCAGTTCTGGTACGAGCTTATCCGCCCGGACCGTGCATTCAAGACCGCCGTGCAGTCATCGCTCGACCAAATCAAGGACGCCACCGGCTTCATGGTTTTGCACGGCACGGCCTAACGAAAGCCTGCATCGGCTGTAGCCGGCGCATACCCAATGACGAACAGAAAGGTAGTGAATGATGAACAACAATGAAATCCTGCCGATCATCGGCACCAGCATGGGCGACGGCTTCTACGCAGGCCGCATCCGCCTCGATGATGGCCAAGTCTTTGCCTTGATCGTTGCGCCGAAAGCGGAAGGACAGAAAGCCCCGTCGATCTGGATTCCTGATTACAAGGAAGTGCCAGGCGCACTCAGCTTCAACGACGGACTAGCCAACACGAAAGCCATGGCCGAGGCAGGCAGCAAGCTGGCGAAATGGGCGCTTGATCTGCGCATTGCCGGCCATGACTGGTATATCCCCAGCCAGGACGAACTGGAACTCTGCTACCGAAACCTCAAGCCGACCGCAGACCAAAACTACTGTTCTGCCCGCTCCGGCACCAATCTCTCCGCCGTGCCGCCAACGCGGCCATACACGCCGGCCTCGCCTGCGCAAACGAACGCCGAACCATTCAGAAAAGACGGCGACGAGTCATTCGATTCCGCATGGTACTGGAGTAGCACGCAGCACGCGGCCTATTCAGGCTATGCCTGGTCCCAGACCTTCGACGACGGCTTCCAGTACTACTTCAGCCCCAACAACAAGCTGCGCGCCCGCGCCGTCCGCAGATTCGCCATTTAACCATTCATCAATTCATGAGGATCAAATGACCATCACGCTTGAGGCGATCAAGGAAGAGCAATCCCGGATTGCGGCAATGATCGCGGAATTTGAAAAGCAACCAGCCGCGCTGGCCTTCCCGGTCAGCATCGCATTTCCGCAGCTTGCCAGGGGAGAAAAGTTCGTCGGCGTCATCATCAGCGCGGACGGCAGCCGCAAATATGCGCTGATCCTTCTTCCCGGAGAGGCGGAGCCGGCCAACTGGAGCGCCCAAATGCAATGGGCAGAGAGTGTCGGCGGCGAACTGTTCGACCGCGTAGAGGGTGCGCTACTGGCCGCCACCATGAAAGATGAATTCAAGCCTGATTGGTACTGGACCAGAGAGCAGCACGCAGCCTACTCAGGCTATGCCTGGATTCAGTACTTCTACGACGGCGGCCAGGGCAGCCACTACACGGACGGCAAGTTCAGAGCCCGAGCAGTCCGCAGAGTCGAAATCTAACCGCCGTCCCGCCAGCGCCGACTTTTGAGGACTGATGAATGATGGAGAACCAAATGCAGTTATAGACGATCAAGCAATTCACTCATGAATCTGCGCCCAGGCGCTCCGGGGTTTTTGGGCGCTGGCCCACAATCAAATAGGGAGATAGGAAATGGCATCAGTTAACAAGGTCATCATCGTAGGGCACCTCGGAGCCGATCCAACTACCCGCTATATGCCAAACGGGGATGCCGTCTGCAACATAACAGTGGCCACGACGGACACATGGAAAGACAAGCAGACTGGCGAAAAGAAAGAACAGACCGAGTGGCATCGCATCGTCTTCTTCCGCAAGCTGGCAGAGATCGCCGACCAGTATCTGAAGAAGGGTTCGCAGGTCTACCTCGAGGGGCGCATCCGCACGCGCAAATGGACCGACAAGGAAGGCCAGGAGCGCTATACCACCGAAATCGAGGCCAACGAGATGCAGATGCTCGGCCGCCGCGAAGGCATGGGCGACAGCGGCCCGCGCGAGAGCAGCGGCGGCGGTCGAACGGCGCCGGCGAAGCCCGCTGCCGCGGCGACCGGCGGCGGCTTCAACGATTTCGACGATGACATCCCGTTTTGAAAGCGAGATCGACGTGGACGTGATCACTTTTGAGATTGGCAACACGACGATACAGCTTTTGACATCCTCCCCCGCCTGAAGGCGGGGGATTCCAACGGCGAGAACCATGCTACTCACGATTAACGCCTTGTCGGTTCGCACTTCGCAGGGACTTGCGCTCGCCGGCCTTGGCCGCGCGCTTCATTATGTACTCGTCAAGCAGATGCTGAAGATCAGCATCTCTATAAAGGATCGCCTTTGTTTTCTTGCCGTCGCGTTCTTTTGCAACGCAATGGATTTTTCTGTGCCGCAGTGCGCTTTTTATGCACAGACCCATGCCGGAGTTTGGGCTAACCCCGCTCTTGCGCAGAAAGTCGTTTGGCCTAGAAAATCCTTCAATCTGGTTCAGCCTCAAATCATCAAGAACGGTCGCAACTTGATCGGCGAACATGAGCTTGACCGTTTCGACAACAACCTGCTCAAAAGAATCAGCATGCCTTGCGCTCTTTCTCAGATTGATCTCCTGGCAGGAGAGTGCGTAGTTGGCTATGCAGTCCTTGCCGCCATTCTTTTTTGGGCGTATGTGGTCAATATGCATGTTTTCCTGGTCGACATTGCGCCCGGTATAGAAGCATTTCCCACCAAAGGCGATGAACATCGCCTGCCGAAGAAGCACATCGCTCGCGGGGATGGTCTCGTATATGTCGGCCATATCTCAGAACCTCTCGTGCCTATCGAATCTGTAACTTTCGAGAGATTTTAGTATGATATCATGCGAAAAGCAACTACATGGCACGCTGCGCGTTCCGCCCTATCCCTCCCCGCCCTAAAGGACGGGGCTTCTCGGGCTTTCCGGTGAGAAAACGGATCAGCATGCTTGAGGCGCTGGAACGTGGGCGCAGAAATACCGAAACCATGATGACGTGGGAAGAGGTCATGGCTCACGGCCTGAATTGCGGGATGCTCTACGGAGAAATAGGTGGGGCGCTGCGATTCAGCTACCGACTGCAACGCGAGGGGAACGACCAGTACCTGATGCAGTTCGCTCGACAGATTGAAAGCGCTGTGCGCGCAAAAGTCGGCGCTGACAGGACGGAACTGCTTGCCGAGATTGACAAGCTGCGCGGCGAAATCACTGCGCTGCATAACGACAGAGTTGTGGGGCCCAACGCAGAGGTAAGCGGGCCGGCAAAGCGCAGCTTTGACCGGTCCGATTGAGCGACGGGTTGGCAGGCAAACGCGAAGGATAGAACATGACAGATTGCAAATGCGAGCACTGGCAAACATGCCCAACGTGCAAACCGGAGTGGTTTGATGCCAACGGGAAAAGGTTGCCAACCATGCCGCCACCGAAGCGCGAAGACATGGAAGCCGCAGGGCACAGACTCGCGCTTGAGTTGGAATGCCTATTGCTCGACACGAAAGACCTGCCGACCGTGAGCCGCTGGTGGGACAGCGGAATGCAGGCGCTCGAAGAGTGGCAGCGGATGTTTCCGTACAACGGGCCGAGTCTCGGAGACTGAGATGGGAAAACTCTACGGCGTGGTACTGCGGTTGCAGGAGCCGGAGATAACGGCCAACTGCTACGGCAAAGGATGCGGTCGCGGAATTTTCGCGGCGCTGTTTGACGACGATCTCGGCGCACTGGTGCCGTGCGCGCAGGAAGAGTGCCCGCACCTGGACAAGCAGATGGACGAACCGCTGTGGAAAGACGGCCAAGGGCGTGACGTGTATCTGCGGCGGCTGAAGTCATTGCCGGCTAACGCAGAGGTAAGGGGCGCGGAACAGGCATCGCCTGCGGAGCGTCCCTCTTCACCGCCGTGTTCGGCGGACTGACTTTTAACCAGCAAAGGAGAAACAAAATGGCAGGATGGATAGT